CAGTGCCCAGCGCAGTGTTCGTAGTGGTAAGACCACCTGACAGTGACGCATCGTCTGCACCAGCGATACCTGCGCCATCGGAGATAGCTTGCAGGACGTTTGCATCGTACTTGCGCTTCAACGCAAATGCACCTGATGAGGTAGCAAGAGCTTCGAAGTTCACGTGCGAATGCCGCTCTTCGATATCGTCGATCTTAAACGCGAAAGCGTTTGCGTTATCGACAACCATCGTGATTTGATCGTCAGCCAAGTCTTGTGCGTTTACGACGGAACCCCGTGTATACGAACTGACTGTGACTACTGGTTCTTTGATTATGCGAACCGTATCGCCAAAGTTTTCAATTTCACCCGCGTAGTCGGTGTTAGTAATATCTTCTACAACCGAAGCACGACGGAAGAACTTGAGGACTTTTTGGCTAAAAATCTCCGGAGTAAAATTACCGGAGGGCAGGTTACCATAACCTGCAGCAGTACCAAATGCCATTGGTTCTTTCCTCTTCTTCTATGAGGTTAGTTGTTAGGGTCGATCCGTCCCTCTTTACGTGCGGAGTCTAACTCGCTTTCAAACTTTTCAAACTCCCACGGCTTGAGGCCACGGATTTCGGAAGCTTTCCAAATGCGCTTGTCTCCGCCTTGCTCAGATGTAATCTCCCTAGCTTTAGGAGCACGTACTGAAGTCGCAGCGTCGGCCTTCGCCTTGCTAGTCTTCCTTTTTGAGATACCTGCATCTGCTTTGTACAGATCTAGGACTCGTGAGGCCCAACGAGCGTCGGTATTGTTATTGTAGATACCATCCGAAATGGATTCGGGTTGCTCTTGTAGCCAGTTTAAGAACTTCTCATCTGTCTTGATTTCATCGAAGTCAGGATGATTGTTCGTAAGTTCGCGGTAAGCCGCCTGTACCACAGTCTCCTTTTCACGTTCCTTGATAACTTCTAGTTCCTTTTGAAGTTCGCTGGTGCGTTCGTTGGCTTGCATCGCTGCTACCGTTTCGACCACCCCATACACATCAGGGTACTGTGTCTTGAATTCCTCCAACTCTTCAACTGTCTTCGGCATAGGAACATTTGCTTGTTGCGTTGCCGCTGCCAGTTGCCGTTTCTCCTCTTCAAACTCTGTTAGCTTCTTATCGTAGTGCCGCTTCAGATCGTCGTATCGCTTCTTGTAGTCGTGATCCGGTTTCTCTTCTTTCGTTTCTACGAAGCTGTTTGATTCGGGTTGTTCGGTATCTTCGCTTGCTTCTACCTCTGGGGTATCGTCTTCTTCGTCTTTGTAGACTTCTTCACGATAGTTGCCTTTGTAGAGAGTCTCGCTATTGATAGTTCCGAAAGAGTCGTTTGGTTTGTTGGCTCTTATGCCACGTACTTTTTTTGCCATTTTGTTTACCTCACTTGCGGGGCCACTTGGCTGTGGGTAGCCGCTCCGGTTGTGTCGGGGCCGTTGTTAACGGGTAGCCGACGAATTCTTTTATTCTCTGCCTGTGCTTAACATAGGACTTAAATCACCTAATTTTTTAGGATTTCCTCTGTAAAGTTCTCTCACAACACGAATGGCTTGTTTTGTAAATTCATCCCTATCAGGATATTTTTCTCTAAGTGCTCTTCCATACGCATTGTTATTTAAATCTATCTGATCTTCAACACTGCCCCCAAGTTCTCTATCATCTAAAAGTCCGGAAGCTATATCTCCAAAATATCTAGCAAATTTATTTGGTTTATTGTGCATATACCCAGACACTAAAATATGACGTAAAGTGTCTTCAGAAGCATCGTTATCTTGGGGTTTAAATCTTTCTCTGTACGCCGCTGATTGCGCTAAAGCTTCATTTACATCATCTAAAGTTCCTGTTAAAAGGGCGGGTGCAGCCTCTAAGGCAGACATATTTTTTCCGTATTCATCTCCTGTAACTTGCACAGGTTTTCTAAATGGACTGCGTTCAGGCGGGGTAACAAATCCACCATTTTGCATAGCCTGTCTTCGCTCAACTTCAGGCTTGCCCATATCGTTCACAGCTTCTAGGAAGTTGTAGCCACCAAACTTGGGCACATCTTTCGGCTCGACAACGTACTCACCTTTAGACAAAGCCACTTCCATCATATTGCCACCTTTAGCTGCTTTGCGTTTTTGATTGCCTTTCGGTAAGACCCCAGCCTCTTGCAGCTTCTCAGTCATCGGTGCGTTGATTACGAACGAACCCTCTTTGACTCGCAGGTTTTCTGTGTCGGCTACAGTAGTGCCTTTTGCGTATTCTTGCGGTGGCCCCTCTACGAAGCCCGTACGCTGGATCGGATCTTTTTGGGTGGTACCCTCCTCTGCAAAACCTACAGTGCCTCCAGTGGCCCTCCTACCGCCAAAGCCACCATATCCAGACGGATCAGACCTTTGACTACCGCTGCTATCCCTACCATACCCGGATGGCTCTGGTCGAGATGGGCTTGAAGCAGGTTCATCTCTTTGAACTTCAAAGGGAGAAGCTTCTACTGGTGCTTTATCTTGTTGTGCTGCAGCTTTCATAGCATCCGCTTGTGCAGCCAGTAACGCAGGATCAACGTACTGACCAGCAGAGGTTGTGACAGGCTTTCCTCCACTTGTTACGGGTCTACCAGCGTCGTCTTGAACGATGTTTATGTTTCCGCCAGACAACAGAGAAGAACTTCCGTCCGGTGATTCCCCTGATGCTTCGTATTGCGCTTTTCTTTCCTCAAAACTAAGTTGGGGTGGAGGTGGTTCATCTGTAGGGGCACCAGCAGCGAGTATACTTTGTCCAAGTTGATATCGTTGTTGACTTGTTAAACCCTCCGGAAGAACACCGGAAAGAACTGTAGATCCCTCCATAGGTCCGGGACCGACTCCTACTACTCTACCATTTAACATGGCTAGTCCGTAGCCTTCTTCTCCTGCTTGTATCTTTTCATAGATACGTTCTAGGTTTCTTCTACTAGCCGCGCTACCTAACTGTGCGAATATACCTGAAAATCCAAGAAAAGGACTCATTCCTCGTGGCATACCGTAACTAATTTTACCTGTAATTTTATCTATAGTTGGCTTGCTACCAAATTTTTTGTCAAAAAATCCCTGTTCGGGAAGAACAGCCCCTTGCTCTCTGTATATTCTAGACACATCTAGCGGTCCAGAATATCCTGTAGTATCGCCATCAGATTCGCGACGAGTTGATGCAGTTGTGCCTAAGTCAATATCTCTATCTACAATTCTAGTTCCAAACTTTTGAAACCCTATGTCTGCTCGTTCCTCTTCGCTAAATGGATCTGGCGTACGTATACCCGGAGCACTAGGTGCTAACGCTTCTTCTGCGATAAGCGAACCAATATAGTTTTGTATAACGGAGTTAATTGCCATTCTTTGCATCTATAGCGGCATTAAAGTCCGCCTTCAGCCCCTTGATCTGTTCCAGTGAAGTTATCTTCCCCTGCAGTCGGAACACTTCCAGTTCCGATTGTGCCGCCACCAACGCCCGAAGCGTCATTTGGATCTGCTCCCGGAGGTGCTCCTCTAGGCTCTCCCAAGCCTCCTTGTTCCCCAGCAGGGGACTGAGCTTGCTGGCTTGCTTCTTGTTGAGCATTCGCTAATCCTTTCAACATCTCTGCGAAGATCTGCGCTTCATTTACATCGTTTACAAGACTGTCAGGATCGATATCTTGTGCGATAGCAAGTTCGCGCATGAGGTTAGGTATCTTGATAAACGGTGCTAACATAGGATTAGATACCGTCTGTAACAGGGTGGTGAGGCGTTGACTGCGTACTTCTTTCTGCATCACTGCAGCTACACCACGAGGTTTGATCTCTAAGTCGCCTTCGATGTTAGGGGATGTTTCGTTGAATTGCATGTTCCACTGAAAGTAAGACTCGCCCAGTGGCTTTAGTAAGTGGTCGTCTATGTTCTTTATGACTGTCTTCAATGATAGGCTTGCTCCACCTAACAGCATAGATAGACCTGATGCTGTTCGTCCTGTGCCTGTCACGCCAGTTTGACCGTGCATGATAGACGGTAAGCCTGTCTCCTCGTCAGCAAGTTGCCGCGATATCTGATACATTTGAATGTTCTCAGGTGCCGTGTTCGGAAACTTGAGTCCGTTGATTGCTGTGCCAGTCACACCCGATTGACGACGGAATATCTTTCCGGGGAAGATATCCATGTTCTGTCCGGGAACGAGACTGGCCTCGTCTACGTCGAACACCAAGTTACCAGCTAGAGCGAGATTGTCGATTGCCATACGAACGTGTCCGTTCATCAACAACTGTGCATCCTCCATATTCTCCGCTACACCCACTCCCCAGATCTGGTAGGGATTGATTTCGTACGGGAATACCTGATACGGAATACGTGCAGGGGTGAATGGATTTAAGACACAGCGTAACACCATCGTGCCACATACCCAGATGTTCACCTGTATCTGGTCTAGTTCTCCTGTTTCTTTGGGGATGTCTAGGCCAGCTTCTCTAGCCATCTTGGCATCTAGGACGCCCCAATACTCTAGGACTTCGTAACGAGTGTCTCCTACGTATGGCTCTGTTTCTTCTTCTCGTATCGTGTCTTCGTAGTATTTATCTTCGTAGTTCGGGCCTTTAGCTAGGCACTCTTCTATCACATCCGCATAGAAGTAAGGCTGTGCTATCAGGCTACGAAGCTGTTGGCGGTTCATACGATGTCGTTGTATTACGTATTCACAGTCTTCTATGCTAGTAGCTGATGGATCGGGGTGAAAGTCCCAAGCGGATACGTATTCTATGCGCGGCACTACCCGCTCATACGGATTGTACATACGTCCTTCGGGACCACGCTCCCAACGATGCACACGCTTGTAGTGATTAAACGGTCCCTTTACTATACCTGTGCCCAACAGTGCCGACTCAAATATAGAACTTCGAAGAACATTCACTGCTCTGGTATCTAAGAGTTGATCGTGAACCAACTTCTCCATGTTCAAGGCTGCAGTTTGTGCAGGGCTTATCTGCGGTTCTCCCATTCTAGCTGGGCCTTCAGATAAGGGAGCATCACCATACTTACCAGCAACCCCTCCTAAAAAGTCCATAGATGGGGTGGCTTGAGTAGCACCGAAAGGTAACTCACGTCCATCCCCTTCAAAACCATACGGATCTTCTTGTGGCATGATTTGATCTAGAGGTGTAGTGAGATGAGCAAACTCTGCTATGCCCTCTGGTATGGGTGTAGGTTCGATAACCAGAGGAAACTTTTTGTTGGCAAACAAGATGTCTACGATTTGACCGTATGCAGCAAGAACCTTTGTCTTAGTAATTTTAATAAATACACGTGATCTCTCACTGTCACGGTATTGCGTGGTTGAGTCGTAAATACCACGAAAATTTTTGTACGCCTTTAGCCATCGTTGCTCGTATGAAAAGCGTCCGTTCTCCGCGTCGTCAAATCGTGCCTTGACGTACGCAGCTATCCCCGGCATCTGCTCTTCAGGCTCGACTAGGGGTACAGCAGTGTCGTCTGCAGGTTCCAAAAAGTTATCGGACATGATATTCCTTTATTAGCTGAAGTAGTTTCTGTCTTCAGCCATCGTATTAAATGAAGCTTCTACCGTAGGCTTGGTTTGCTTCTTTGGCATATCTTCGGTTAACACACCTGTTTGGGCACGAGTGTCGAACTCTAAACCTTCGCGGTAAAGCTTCGCAGCACCCTCATCAGTGTCAACATTAACTTTGTCGGCATTCATAATGTATGCCTCACCAAAGTTGTAGTTGCCAGTAGTTTGATTAGCCATTCTTTCCTCCCGTGGAGTGGTTGTTAGCGGACGATTCCGCCGTATAGAAATGACGGAACTTCAGATTCCTTCATCGTAGTTTCTTGTCCTCGCATTGCATTGGCACGAGCTTCGGGGACTGGTACAAATCCTTGTGCAGCCATCTGTGGTTTAGGCGCGACAGGATCAGGAATATTTACTTGTGTAGATTGTTGAGGGGGAGCAGTTCTAGGTACGTTTCTACCGCGAGAAGGCAGTCCTGCTCTGCTCTCTGCCATACTTTCTCCTATGGCTGATACCCCGGAAACCACATCGCTGGGAGCGACTTGTGCAAATTCACCAATACCAAAATCAATAGTTGCACCAGCAGTGCCTATAGGATCAGCTACGGCTTTAGGTACACCAAATACTTCTTGGAGTCCTGTAGATATACCTTGTCCAATCTCAGGTATCTGTGTCGCTGCGTATGCTGTTCCTACAAATGGAATTGCTTTTATTATAGGTTTAGGAGTATTTTTTGCCATATCAACAATCATGTCTAGGGCTTCTTGGCCTTTGCCCACTGCACTTTGACGCTTTGCCTCTATGTTTGCCTCAGATTGTGTTTGTGCTATCTGGGCTTCGCCTTCCGCAATAATGGCTGCATCAGCGATTTCTTTTGGCATACCTGCAGCACGTTCGGCAATAGCAGCCTGTTGACGCACTCCCATTTCAGCAGTGGTTGCTCCTGCTGTTGCCTTACGAGCCTCTAGTTCTGCAGATTGGGTTTCTAGATATTCTTCAGCAAGTTTGGCTCGTTGATCTTCGTCGAGTAAATCAGTTTCAAGTCCTACCTGTCCTCCCTTTGTAGTGACAAATCCCGTTTTTGCAAAAGCTTCTGGATTTTGTAAAACAGCAGGAAGTTCTTCGTTAACAATAACGCCAGCATAGTTATTTGCAAGTTCATCGTTTGGCTTGTGGCCCATCAAGCCTTGAACAATGTCCCTGTTTACTTTCATGTCTTTTAACATGTAGTGAGGGACGATAGAACGAATTGCAGAAGGAGTCGTTACAGGCTTTTGATCAATACGAACAACTTTACCACCTTCTTCGACCTTTACATCGGCTACGGGAAGAACATCAGAAAACTTTTCAAGACGTGTGCCTACGTGATTGTTAAATGCTGCGTTGAACTTTTCCGCATCTACACCAAACAAAGAACGATCATTACCTGACAGGGGCACAGACTCATCATTCAATGCCTCTAGTAACAACTGCCCAACAGGAGAATCAGATTTAAATCTAAGTTCTGGCCTTCCCTTGTGATCTCTTCCTGTTGTTATCTTGCCCTTTACAGTAACAACATCTCCGCTAACTACAACGTCACTTGCTTTGAGATTCAAAAGTTGTTCTGGACGTTGAAATGTTGTTCTGTGGTATTCGATAATTCGTGCTGTTTTTTCATCGTAGTTTGCGCGAATCTCAGGTAAAGCTTCGTTGTAAATAGCATCTAGGTCTGCTTTAGGTAGCGTTCCCTGCATGGGACGTTCACCAGCTAGACCCGTGCGCTGTGTTCCCATAGGGTTACCAGTGCCAGCAAGTCGAGGATACATATCCTCTTCGTTGCCATCTATTACTTCAAAAAATCGTTCAATTCGTTTGCCTTTGAGGGCACCAAAAAACGTGTTTTCAAATGTTTGATAATTGTATGCACGGTTAGACATGTCAGGAGAACCATCACGCCTAAACAAAAACACAATTTCCGGTTGACGCATATCCTTGAGTGGAGTATCTACTCCCAAAGGAAAAGCGTCGGGTGCCTTTTTTTGTAATACGGAAAGGCTCTTTTTTAATTGGTCTATTCTTTTACGGGCAGGATATTCGCCCTTTTTATTTTTTACGTTGTAATCTTCTGGCAAAGGCACACGAGAATCTAACGTAAAGTCGATAGCCTCTCCTATAGTGAGGGTACCGTCTTTTGCTTTCGTTACGATTTCGCTAGATAGCTGTTGAAAAGTTTTCTTTGCCATTTAGTACCCAAATACTTCGTCTTGGACTTGGTGGACTTGGTTCTTTATCGCACCTAGTTGTTTGTGTATCGATGCGTAGCCTGTCATGCGTGTCATCATTCCGTAGCGCAGGGCATCGTATGCGTGGTCCTCTGCCTTTGTGTCTACATCTTCGCTGTTCGTCTTGGACAAGGGTATACCTGCAATCTGTTTGACGATGTTTTGACAGCTAGAGAAAAAGCGTAGGCGAGGTTCGTTTGTGTACGGATCGTTCGCTAGGCGTCGGTGTACTTCCATCTTACCCTGTATGCGGTTACGGTCTGCTGGGGTCCAACGTACACCCGCTCTCATCATCACTTCTGCGATTGAAGGCCCAAAACCAGTCTTGTTCCAGCAAGACGAGTCAAGGACCGTGTAGTGTGGTAGAGGATCTAGTTGTTCGGCTTCTAGTATTTTAGCGGCTAACTCTTCCGCTGTCAAGTGTTTTTGGTATAACTCTCTGTAGATCCAGATGTTGTTGTCCCAGTCGATGGCACCCCAGAGAACACAGGACGGTGCAGCGTATCCGTAGTCTGCCATTCGTAGACGAGGCCAATTCGTCGGAAGTTCGAAGGGTTCTACGACGTGTCTCTCACGAGAGAACTCTGGGAAGGCTGCTCCCTCCGCTACGTCCCAGTCACCCTCTAGGAGTCTTTTGCGTTCGACTTCTGGTAGCGATCTTAACATCGCTTCATACTGT